CAAGAAAACGTGTAGTAGGGGCAGTAAACTGTGCAATTAAATTTAGCCCATCATGCATGGGTCCAGTTGACGTAGTAAGCGTTTAGGAGTATACTAATAATATGATAAACGAAGAAAACCATTTAGAGTTTCGCATTTGGTTAGAAAATGGAATTGAACGGGGATGGGTGACTGAACCGTTTTGTAATACTCATGATGGTGATCCATACATGAGCGAAGAAGAAGAAAAAGAGTGGGACCAAGGTGGCGACCCATGTCAAGTAGTAATTAAAATATTAGAATAGGAATAAAATGAAAAAAATTGTAGCACTAGCAGCAGTACTTTTTGCAGTTGCAGTACCAGTTCAAGCACAAGGAGCAGATCAAAAGGCTCTTGTAATTATTGATTCATACTTTGATTCAAAGGTAAATGCGTCTAATATATCATGTGTAACAGTTACAAGTCAGGCTTGTACTGATGTGGTAACCATTACCAGCCCATTAATTTCAAATGCAATTAATCACGGAAATGCAATGGCAGAAGTTGCAAAAGAACAAAGTTCATCTTTGCCAGTTATCCTGCTACGTTCAACAGTTCCAAGTGCAAAATCTGTTGCTGATGTAAATGCAGGTAACTTTATTGATGCTTTGACTTGGGTAGACGCAAACTCATCAAAAATTGGAGCAGTTTCATTTTCACGTTATTTTAATGGAACAAAAGATTGTTCTCCAGCAACAACAAATACTGCAGCATATGGTGGAATCTCTGGCGCTGACCAAAAAATTCGTCAACTAATTGTTAAGTTAAAGACAAAAGGCATTCCAGTCTTTGCTTCAACAGGAAACACTCCTGGAACAAAAATTGATTATCCAGCATGCATTACAGAGACAAATTCCGTAGGTACTGGTTCAGTCAATTCAAGCGGTGTGATTGTTAGCGTAAATGCTTTTAATAATAATACAGACTATTTTGGATCATCATCTGTATCTAATTATAAGTCAGTTGTTTTTGGTTCAATTCCTCAGACAACATCATCTGCTACAGTTGCAGTTGCTGCTCAGTGGCTTACAAAGGGAGCACTTACAGATAAGGTTGTAGATGTAAATCCTTAATAGGTTTTGGTCTGTAACTCAGTTGGTAGAGTGCCGAACTGTTAATTCGGAAGTCGCAGGATCGTGACCTGCCAGACCAGCAAAAAATAAAGTTGAAATTGTTTGCTTAGTAGATATCTGGAAAATTTAAAATGATTATTTTAGGAATAAATGAAACTTCTCATGATGCTTCAGTATCTTTAATTAAAGATGGGGAGATACTTTTTGCAGGGCATGCAGAAAGATATAGCAAGAAAAAAAATGACTGGTATATTAATGATAGTTTAATTAATGATGCTTTGCAATATGGTAAACCCGATGCTATAGCCTATTATGAAAAACCTCTTCTAAAGGCATCAAGGCTGTTTTTAAGGGGTGGTTCTGGGGATTGGAAACCAAGTTTTGATCTGCCTAAAGTTCCAAGAAAATCATTTAAACACCACTATTCTCATGCATGTGCTGGGTACTACACAAGCCCATTTGATGATGCAGCAATTGTAGTATTAGATGCAATTGGTGAGTATAATACTTCAACTATATGGGTTGGAGAAGGAAAAAAAATAGTATTAAAATATAAACAAAACTATCCCATTAGTTTTGGCTTGTTCTACTCAGCATTTACGCAACTTATTGGTCTAATTCCAAACCAAGAAGAATATATTATGATGGGTATGGCAGGATACGGTGACTGGACAAAGTATTATAAAAAAGTTGATGAGTATTTTCCTTCACATAGTAAGCAAAAGTATAATTTTCATAAAGGAATTGTTGACTGGGGATGGGTTAAATCTGAGCAAGATAAGTTTGATATTGCAGCAGCGGTTCAAGTTGTTTATGAACAAAGACTAAATGAATTTATGCACATGGCATACTCTATTACTGGTAAAAAGAATTTGGTTTTTATGGGAGGATGTGCTTTAAACTCTTCAGCCAATACATTATTATGGAATATATTTGATATGATTTGGATTATGCCAAATCCAGGAGATGCAGGAAGTTCTTTAGGGGCTGCTGCTGCGCTGTATGGTAAGCATATTAATTGGAAAAATCCTTACCTTGGTCATGATCTTGCAGGAGACTATCCTGTTCAAAAAATTGTTGACGGCATATTAAAAGATGGAATAGTAGCAGTAGCAACGGGTAGAGCAGAATATGGCCCAAGAGCATTAGGAAATAGAAGTATACTTGCTGATCCAAGAGATCCCCTTATTAAAGATAAAGTTAACTTAATTAAAGAAAGAGAACTTTTTAGGCCATTTGCACCTGTTATAATGGAAGAACATGCAAGCAAATGGTTTGAAATGAACTTTTCTTCTCCATACATGCAATATACGGTTAAATGTTTAAAGCCAGAAAAAATACCATCAGTTGTTCATGTTGATGGCACATCTAGAGTACAAACAGTTAACAAAAATCAAAATCGTGGTTTATGGATGGCTATAAATAAATTTTATTTAAAGACTGGTGTTCCAGTATTTCTTAATACAAGTTTAAATATAAAAGGACAGCCTTTGCTTAACAGCAAAAAAGACATAAAAGACTGGGAGGATAAATATGACAGACATGTTTTACGATAAAAAAGAACTTGAATATATAAAAACAAATTTTAGTAAAACAATTAATGATTACTTATCTTCATTTACAAAAAATGTAGTAAAAGATAAAAATTATTACGATAAAAAGTTTTGGAATGATTTTAATTCTTTGGGTCTTAGATCCGCTGAGTTTAAAAAAAATCATAATGGTAAGCACATATTATTCATGGGATGTTCCGAGACACAAGGATCTAACGATGGACTAGAAGACACATGGGCACAAATCTTATATAATAAAATTAATAACGAAGAAAAATTAAGTGGATATTTTAATTTATCAAAACTTGGAAGCAGTTTGGTTGTTCAAATATTAGATTTTTTAAACTACGTAAATGAATATGGAAAACCAGATGAAGTGTTTTTTTTAATACCAGAAACATCTAGAAGCATGTTATATGATAATAAATTTAAAAGATTTGAAATATTTAATATGGCTCTTGAAGAAAATAAGTTTGGGAATCAAACTTTACTTAATGCTTTTGCAAATTCTGTTTTATATTTAAAAATGTTTGAGTTATTTTGTAAAAATATGAATATTAAACTTATTTGGTCTACTTGGACAAAAGAAGACCAATATTTTAAAACCTTAAACTTTGATAATTTTTTATATTTAGATATGAAAAATTTTGAAACAATTGTAAAAAATAATTTTGATAAATATCAAGATTCAAAAAAATCTGTCAAAAACAATTTATGGAAAACAGATGGGCATTTTGGTTTGATAGTCCATAGGTATTGGGCAGAAATGTTTTATGCAAAGAGGAAAAATGAAAACACTTATAAGAAAAATTAAATTAAGATTACTTCTTAGAGCATATAAAAAAAAGATCTCTAATAAGAAGCATATATATTAGTTTTAAGGTATATGATATAATAATGTTGTACTGCCTACGGGGGTACATTAACTTATTCGCTTGAAAGGGGAATAAAATGGTAAACATGTCAACAAACTTCGCAATGGATCTATTCAATGATCCATTTTTTATTGGATTCAACAGAGAGTTGGGTCGTTTAAATAATGCACATAAAATCAATTCACAATCATATCCTCCATATGATATTCTTAAACTAGATGAAGATACATATAGAATTTCAATTGCTCTTGCTGGTTTTACAAAACAAGACATTAATATATCAGTAGATGGTGGGGCTCTTATTATTAATGGCGAGATTGTAGAAGTAACAGATGCAGAAGTAATTCATAAAGGTATTGCTGGTCGTAAGTTCACACGATCATTTGCTCTTGGAGAATATATGGAAGTGTCAAGTGCAAACCTTACTGACGGAATGTTAAACATTGATGTTGTAAGGAATATGCCAGAAGAAAAGAAGCCAAAGGTCATTAAGATCAAATAAATTTCAGGACGCTACCTGGGACAACCTGAGCAAGTTGCAAAAAGGCTCATTCTTTGATATACTTGTAATACAAAACTTTAGGAGGTTTTTCATGGCAGTAAAGGGTTCATTAGAATCAATCATTGAGATTGCTAAAGCAGAAGTTGGGACCATTGAAGGTCCAAAAGATAACGAAACAAAGTATGGCAAGTGGACAGGTGCAAACTTTTTGCCATGGTGTCAATCATTTGTTTCTTGGTGTGCATTCACTGCTGGACTAGATTCAAAGAAATATCCAAAGAGCGCAGCAACAGTTGCAGCATCTGATTGGTTTAAGAATAATAATCGTTGGGCAGATGCTCGTAACGATGACCCAAATCCTGGAGACTGGATTTATTTTGATTTCCCAGATGATGGTGTAAATCGTATTTCACATGTTGGTCTTTGCATTAAGAACAATGGAGACGGAACAATTCAAGTTATTGAAGGCAACACATCAGGAACTGCAAAGGGAGACCAGCGCAATGGTGGAATGTGTGTAGAAAAAACTCGTGGCTATGTCAAGGACAATAAGAAGAAGTTAATGAACGCAGTTGTTGGTTGGGGTCGTCCAGTCTATGCTGGTGAAGAAAATGCTCCATTGCTTTCCAAAGTTGGTTCTTCTGACGCAGCAGTTAAACAAACAGCACCAGCAGCACCCGTCGCTGCAAAAGTTTTTAATCCACTTAAGGTTGGCTCAAAGGGCACTGGAGTTAAGAATGTTCAAAAACTTCTTAAGTTAAAGGCAGATGGCTCATTCGGTCCAGGTACCGAAAAGGCTGTTAAAGACTTTCAGACAAAAAAGAAGTTGCCAGCAACTGGTATTGTTGATCAGGCTACACTTAAAGCACTTAAGAGTAACTAATGGAGTCAACTAAAAAAACATATATTAAAACATTTAGTTGGGAAACTTTTCATTTCTTAG